GTTGCCGTTGACAAAACTGGTAACGGCTGTGATTTGTGTACTAGTAAGAAAGTTTATGCCAGAAAATGGAAAGGTGTCAGTGCTGACTTGGTGAACGAGCATCACTATTGGATGAAAATCCCCTTTCGGGTTGGAGAGAGCGTCAACGTTGGGGCTTATTCAAAACCCTGCGTTTGTAACCACAAAGATCTGCACAAATGTCTTGTTGATTTTACCGTTGTGCTTCCTCGTGATGGGGAATTTTGGAATGGTTACGCTATTGAACATCGTTGGTCTTTGAATGATTTGTACCAACTAGTAGCTCTTAGTGATGTTAAGATGAGTGTTGTTGCTAAAACATTTCGTCCTTTTTTGAATGAGTGGAAAGATAGAACCCCAGATTGTGGTTTCTTCGAGCATTATGTGCCACCATCCGCTCCTTATTGGACTCAGTTTAAGTGGGCCATGTTTGGCTACTTTTATGCTGGCTTGCCCGGTGCTGCCAGTTCCTACTGGCCTGGCGTTGCCGTTAGCGGTGCGTCAAGCTTGTTTAGCAACACTTGGAAGGGAGTGTGTGTTCTACTTGTGCTCCCTCTCATCACTTGGCTTCTCGGAGGAGGACTTTTGTCTTTCTTGTTTTCCTCCTCATTCCTTTTCAACGCAATAGCTATTGCCAAAAAAGTCTTCAGAAATGAAGGTGTTTCCAACGACCCTCGTGTCAAAGCTGTAGCATGGTTCTTTATGTTATATTTTGCCCTCAGTTGGTTGATTACGGTGTATGGGATTCTTAGCCGGGCGTATGCTTCTCTTAAGTCTTATCGATATGGCGATTCTGTCAAATTGGAAGGCGCTAAGACCAAGTACGCGTCCGGCTTTTTTAAGATCGTCAAAGCGGTCATTCGTGCTTTTTGCCGTTTTACGGACACTAAGCTATCGAAGGAAGCTGTGCGCGAATTGTCAGATACTTGCGATGACCTTATCGGTATTGCATCTGGCATTCACGATATTGATTCCGCTGGTCATGGACACCACCACCACAAGAAGGAGAAAGATTATCTCCGCGTTGAGGGTCGTTATGGTTATTTTGACGGCCATGATGATATGGTTGGAGATCATTTAGATGACTCCGAAAAGGAATATTTGCAATCTGAAGCTGGAGAGTTTATTTATCCAGAGATTCTTTGCATGGACCCTTGCGACGGTGATTTTTACGTCGCTCGTTATGATGTGGGTGAGTGGGATAAACCCTACTTACCACATTCTTGTGCACCTGTTGCACCATTACCTGGCATGAAATTGCGTCAGATCATAAGACGCAAAGTTGAGACCCTTGATGCTCTAAATCTTATCAAAGAGGGGCATCCTATCAAAGTCTTCTGTTGTGAGTGTAAGGCTATTACGCCGTTATATGACAGTGAAGAAAATTATTGGGATCTCATACCGAGTTTTGCCGTCCAACGTCGCATTTTACATTTTTTGAGAGATCATCCCGATCTCGCTAAGGATTTCGATGGTATCGGAATTGAAATGCGCCAGGCCGCTTATACTCTTCGTGATGACTATTGTTCAAAATATGCCAAGGATTTGGACGCTGCAATACAGATCACAAAATTCAAACCAGAGGAACGTGATTCCGTGTTCCTTTCGTACGTGCTCTATGTTACTGCAAAGAATTGGGCGTTGGTTAAATCTATGAGACGCCTTAAGAAGGATGATTTCCCTGCTTGGCTTGAGAGTCACCAAGGTATCGTCAAGAATGCTAAAGAATTACAGGCATTCATTGACCTCACCAATTTCTTGTTCGATCAAGAATACCTTGCCGTTGACGCTGATGGCCATTCTAACCCCACAAGGAAGGGGACCTTCTTCACTGGACTCGCCGGTTGTGTTGTCTTCAATGAATACAAGCTCCGTCGGTTTGAGAGTGACATGGTTGATTATGATTCCATCATTGTTGACCGTCACTGGCTAAAACACGGGTGCCATTTTGTCGATTTTCGTTTTGAACTGACTAATGGCAAGATCCAAAAGTGCTTGTTTATGCTCCCTAAGGGTACCGATCACAAAAATGACAAATTGGTGCTTGATCTTGTTAAAGAGTACATCAAGGGACAAACCTTCAAGTCTTTCGTCGATCAAACTATTACGGAAGATATGACCAAGAAAAAGATGGATGATGAGAAATCTGAAACATTTGACAAGTTGGTCTGTGATTTTATGGATGACCCTGATAAGTTTGCTAGCACCCCTTTCGAACGTGCGGCTAAAAGTGTCGCATACACTAACAAAAAGAAGGCTGAGGCCGCTAAGAAAGCTAGTGAATGGGAGGCTAGAGAGAGAAAGAAGGAAGCTGAAAGCAAAAAACTTCGTGAATACATCTCTGAATGGTATTCTGAATATGCTAGCCCAGTTAGTGAAAAGGTCAAGATTGACAGTCTTACCGTCACTGCCAAGGATATTAAGCAATTTGGTAAAGACCACTACGGCAAGATTATAATTGCTGTAGCAGTCTTCTTTGGTAGTTTGTGGCTTTTCAAGAAGTTGCGTTCACAAACAGACAAACTTGAGCTTGAAGGGAAGAAAGTCAAAGGTGACAGACGCCGCAGTGGTGCTGCCATCAAGGATGATCGTTTTGAAGACAAAGACGACGAAGATGACTCTACCAACAACAACAACAAGAAGTCCAAGAAACGCGATCCTGAGGATTTGAAGAACAATCAGGAAATGATGGATCGCAAGGAAAGACAAACAGCCTTGTACAGATGGCTGTCGAATGAGCTGGATCCCAGTGTCGTTCGAACTTTGAAACCTACCGAGATGAGCTATAATAAGGACATTCTCCGTGGTGAAATTGCAGCTGAGAAGTTGCTTGATTATGAGACTATACATGTTCGTATTGGTGGTCTCAATTTCACCCTCACCGGTAATCCACAGTTTATTTCCGAGCAATTGAGTAAGGCCCGCAGAATCGCAGGTGCTTTTGAAAACCCTGTTTTTGTTTTAGACGAAAAGGGACACGTGAAGAAAGTTCGTTATGTCTCTCACGAGGCCGGAATTGACTCAGAGGAGTATTGGCTCTGCAAAGCCAAAGTTTTAAACATCACTCTCACTAAGGATGAGCTTACTCGCATCATGGATCACAAAACTATGCGAGGCAAGAATGACGCTTACAATGACATTATTGTTATGAGAGCTATAGATACCAAATGTAAAAATGAGGGTGTCATTAAAATAGCAAATGTCATTAAAACACTCGAAAAGCGTGAAGGGCTCTTAGGCGGTCGTGTTCTGCACAATCGTGACCTTCATGCCTCTAGTTTGAAGGTGCATAATGATGCACTTGGTGTTATTGGCCACATGACTATTGTTGGCCAAAAAGCCGTCACCTGCGCTCATATACCTTACGGACCCAACTGGGAAAGTGACGTCCCTCAACCCATCAGTGAGTATAAAGAGGTTGAAAGTGCTCCTGTAACAAGAAAGTTCGAATTAGAAAATGTCGACAAAGTTAAAGATTTTGCAATATACAAAGTTGTCGGCACGATCCCGCCTTCGTACGCCCCGTATTACGGCGATTATCAAGGTATTGGCCTTGTCGTCACTTGTGACGGCATTGCCGTTGGCTCTGTTTACAAAAAGGGCAACATGCTTTGGCATCACATACCCACTACCAACGGTCATAGTGGTGCCGCCATCCTTACGGCTGATGGCCGCCTCCTCGGTATTCACCGAGCTTGTGCAGGTCTTGCCAATGTTGGCACTGTGATTAACAGTATCATTCCTAACAAGAATGGTAATGAAGGTGCTTATGAGAGAAATGAGATCATTAATCTCTCTTACTTGGACGGTGATGTTCAGCCCAGAATGATTCACCCTACGGCTTCTGAGGCAGAGAAACTCCTCTCCAATGTTAATTTGCATCTTGGCCCCGAACATGAGAAAGTCGGATTTGTCGAATATAAATTCGGAGCCTACAACAAGATACAGGTGGACCCTGTCATGATCTCCTTATCTAAGGAGCATGAGATACCTCCAATCACAGACAGTATCTACGGCGTTGCCAAGCCAAACCTTGATTCTATTCAAAAGGATGCTGCGAAATACACTCGTAAGCTGGACACCAACATCAATTGGCATGCTCTCCGAAAAGCTGAGTCTGCTCTTGATGCTTGGGTCGGGAAAACATTTCCCGCTGGATTTGATGTCACCCCTATTGGAAAAACGATGGAAAACATCAAGGCTAAATCTGCTACTGGATTTCCGGAGAAGACTAAATTCTTCTCTAAGGGTGATTACTTGCGACAGAGATTCCATACAATCGTTAAATTCATGGAACAAATCAGAAAGGGTGAAGACCCTGCTGTTTTCTTTGATCAGATTGGCAAAGAAGAACCACGTCTCCTTGAGAAATTGCAAGATAATAAGATCCGCTCTATCAACTCTTCTTCTGTTCACACCTATTTCGCTGAAAGTTACTTATTCCGTGATTTTGTTGATCAGGCTAGTGCCTTACCATTCTTCGTGAGCGGTACGACTGCTGGCTGGTCACCTTGGTATGGTAGCTGGAACGAGATTTGGTCGTATTTGAGTAGAGGAGGTAAAGTTCCTATTGTGAGTGGATTGGATTTTGAGAAGTGGGATTCTAGTATCCTGTCAATCTTGATTCGTATGGCATGCGATTGTGTCATCAGACGCACCCGCGGCCCAGATGTCGAGATTTTTTACACCTGGTATGTGTTTTGGGTTATTGAACAGGCCCTTTTGATTTTACCATTGACTGAAGCCGTTGCGCTCATCATCAAAATATTTAGAGGTGTGAAGAGTGGGCAGTTGATTACGTTCATTATCAACTGTCTCATTAATAGACTAAGACATTTTTATTGTCGCATTCGTGCAAATCCCAACGTCACCATCTTAGAGTTACTCGCTGACCTCATCGTGTCTTGTGGTGATGATTTTGCTTACGACAGTTCTTGTGGTCTTACCATCGATGAGATGGCCAAATACTCCGCAGAGTTGGGTATAAAACTTACTGTTCCCGATGCCCATGTCGATTATAATCTTGAGTTTGCTGGTGCAAACACTCTGCTTTTTATGGACAAGATCCATGTCCCTGCTGTTAACAAGGAGAGAATGGCTTATTCCATCTACCTTGTCAAGAAAGGCATGACAGCTGCTGAGCGAATCAGCAAGCTTGACAATCTTGTGAGAATCATCTGCGTTACAGATTACAAACTCGCTCAAGAGTTTATCTCCATTCGCGACAGACTCATCAAAATGTCTTTCTGGGACCATGACGTTCAAGTGACCGCTGCTGGCTGCTGTTCTCTTATTGAGGCAGTCCGCGCTCACATTTACGTCACAGACCACTAACAACATCCCGTGGCAATGCTACCGCCCACGTTAAAAACCGGAAGCAACTTTCCGTTTCCAGATCGAGATAAACTGGTTGGGTGTTTAATTTTATCAAGCATTTATTTCGCCAAATTGTTAATGTTGGCCCACGCGAAATAAAATTAAACTTTTATATTACGTTTTAATCATGAA